GGTGGAACACTGATTTTTACAACGCACTATCCAGAATTGCTGGATGAATATGACCGAAATGATGGAATCTACATCGTTAGAAATCGTAACGGAATCACAGCTGATAATTTAAGCTATATTTTAAAGCGCAATGACATTAAAAAGAGTGATGCCTATCAAAGCGGTTTCCTTGAGGGAACAACTCCTGCATATGAGGCATATATGCGCTTGAAGAAAAGTTTGGCTGCTTCAATACACTAAGGAGGCGGCGAAATGAAATTAGCAAAATATAAAGCGTGTATATGCGAGGGCTCTGCAGAGTCCGCAATTATTGATATTCTTGTGGATAATGACCTTTTGATTTTTTCAAGGGAAGAAATGCTGGACGAAAGTGTTATCCGCTGCCGAAGTGCAAAGCGATTTGAGGAGCGTTACTTGCGTAAAGGCTTTGATGACCAAATTTCCGTGATTCGGATTTTGGATTCTCGCAGAGAAGATTTTCGTCTTAGCAAGGCTTACGAACATAAGGTTGATGTCATAAATATCATTACAGCACCAGAAATAGAAATGCTGATCATCCATAGTGAAGGAGCTTATGACAAGTTTAAGCGTTCTGGGAAGAAACCGAGCGAATTTTGTAAGACGGATCTGCGTATGCATGATGTGAAGTCATATGATTTTGTAAAGGACTATTTCAGTAATCCACAAACATTGATAAGTGCAATAAAGGAATATCGGAGAACTGCAAACATTCCGAAGGGAGAATACAGTCTGTCTGATCTATTGAAGTGAAATTTTGCCCGCTGGCGCACTGTGTAGAATCTACATGGTACGCTGGCGGGCTTCTTTTTTTGCCCTAACCCGCATGAACCACAGACAGCACCTCGGTTTGAGCCGAAGTGCAGCTGTGGCTTATGCAGGCTTTTTTGTTATGTGGTCAACGGGTTACAAAATCAGATTCCCAAACCGTAGAGGATTGCTTTCATCTCCTTTACCATCCGGGTGAGAATCTCCTGCTCGATCGCGTTACAGTCCAAGAGCAGACGATGAATCTCCGTGTCAGCAGTGGAAGTAGAGTGTGTAAGGCTGTCCACTAGCAGGTCATCTGCGGATACATTAAGAACGTTTGCAATTTGGACGAGAGATTCCAGACTCGGTTTTCCTTTTCGAGTTCAATGTTGCTGATATGCTTGTTTCCAACGCCACTGCGGAAAGCAAGCTCCTCCTGTGAAAAATTATGTTTGTTTCTAAAATCGCTAATGCGCTGTCCAAGTGCGATATAATCGATTGCCATGTGTTTCCTCCTTATGATACCCGCATAAGGCAGTTCGATTATCTCGCAGGAAGATGCACATAGCAACTGAATATAGGAGATTCTAAGACCGCAATAGTCCGCACCTCCATCGGTAATGTGGTCTTAGGCGATTTTTCCATCTGACAAGTGGAATTTTTGGTGTTACTCCACCTGACAGGTGGAAGCCAAATCGTCACGCATTCTCTATAATATAAATGTAGGAAAAGACTGCAAATGGAAAGGAAAGACGATGGCAGGAAAAGGTGAAACAGGAATTCTTACATTATATAGTGATGTACAGGCGACTTCTGTTCGCTGGCTGTGGTATCCGTTCATTGCAGTTGGAAAGATCACATTGCTGCAAGGAGATCCCGGAGATGGCAAATCCACAATGATGATGAACCTGATTGCGGAACTTTCTAAAGGCGGGAACACCCCGGATGGAAAACCAATCGGGATGCCGAAGAAAGTCATCTACCAGTGTTCGGAGGACGGTGTGTCAGATACCATCAAGCCCAGACTGGAAAAGTGCGGTGCGGATTGCAGGAATGTGGCATTTATAAATGAAGATACATACAGCGGGCTGACGCTGGATGATGAACGCATCCGGCAGGCTATTATAGAATTCCGGCCGCGTCTGGTAGTCATCGATCCGATTCAGGCATATCTTGGAAGCGATTCTGACCTTCAGATTGCGGGCAGAGCAAGAAAGTTGATGCACCGGCTGGGTATGTGGGCATCCGTATATGATTGTGCCATTGTGCTGATTGGGCATCTCAACAAAAAGGAAGGAACCAAAGGTCTGTACCGGAGCCTGGGCAGTATTGATGTCGTGGCTGCGGCCCGGAGTGTCCTGCAAGTAGAGCGCGACCCGGAAAACACAGACATCCGTATTGTTCGGCAGATCAAAAACAGTCTGGCTCCATCAGACGGTGAGATTCGGTTCTCCATAACAGCAGAAGCAGGATTTGAGTGGTTGGAGTGTGAGGTTACACCAGATCCATCCGCAGATCCGGGAATGCCAGATTTTGAATCGAAGTCCGAGAAAGCCGCATACTTGATCAAAAAGTTGCTTTCTGAGGGAGACATGAGATCAAGGGAAATCTATATGCGGATGAGCGACGAGGGTATCAGCCGCAGGACCGCAGAAAATACAAAAAAGGAACTCGGCATCCGAAGCTATCGGAAGATGCGCCAGTGGTATTGGAGCATAAAGCCGGAAGAATGAGAGGAAGTACATGATAAGCAGTGAAGTGGAAGCGGTAGACCGCAAGCAAAAAATCAGAGATCGGTATAAAGGCGTGGATGCCTCTGAACTGGAAGTCATCCCGGCAAAAACTGTGGAGGGGCTTGAAGAAAGCACCTCTATTCGGCGTGTCGCAGCCTATGTCCGTGTTTCCACTGACAATGATGAACAGACTTCCTCGTATGAGCTTCAGAAGAATTATTATACTGAATACATCAAGGCGCAGCCGGGATGGGAATTTGTCGGCATCTACGATGACGAGGGCATCAGCGGCACATCCCTGGAACATCGCAAGGGAATGCAGCAGTTGATTGAGGACTGCAAGGCCGGGAAAATCGACCTTGTTCTTACGAAGTCCATTGCCCGTTTTGCACGAAATATCGTAGACTGCTTATCTGTAATTGAAACACTGAAAAACCTTACACCACCTGTAGGTGTGAAATTTGAAGCCGACAACATTTACACGTTGGACAGCAATGGCCGCATGATTCTTACCATTCTGGCATCAGTGGCAGAGGAAGAATCCCATTCCAAGTCTATCATTATGAACTGGTCCATTGACCGGCGCTTTAGCCGTGGTCTGTTCCTGACTCCGGCTCTGCTGGGATATGATCAGGACGAGGAAGGCAACCTGGTGGTCAACCCAGAGGAAGCCCAGACGGTAAAGGTGATTTATTACCTGTACTTGAACGGATTTTCTCTTAAGGAAATTGCAGAACTCCTAACGGAATACGGGCGGAAGACGAAGCCGGGGAACACGGAATGGAATCCGAGCACATTGGCGGGTGTCATTGCAAATGAGCGTCATTGCGGAGATGTACTGGCTCGAAAGACTTACACGCCAAATTTTTTGACGCATAAATCAAAGAAAAACAACAACGACCGGACGCAGTACCGCCAGAGAGATCATCATGAAGCAATCGTGTCCAGGGAAGTCTATAATGCGGCAAATCATCTTCGCGCATCCCGGAGTTACACAAAGAAAAATCGCCCACTGCCAGTCCTAAGTGTGGTGGATGATGGAATCCTGCGAGGATATGTTCCTTTCGATAAGGACTGGACAGGCTTTTCGGCTGAAGAATACCGGGAGGCATCCGAAAGTGTGATGCAGGAGCCGGATGATTCTGTTGTGACAGATGTGAAAAATCGGCTTGATCTGACAGGATATGAAGTGGTTCGGGCACAGTACTTTTCGACATTGCAGAATCCGGCGATGACGATTTCCAATGGAAAGCTGCGTTTCAACACAGCCTGCCTGAAAAAGTTTGAAGACGTGGAATATGTGGAACTGCTGTTGAATTCCGTTGACCGTTGCGTTGCAATCCGTCCGTGTGAAAAGAGCAATCCCAATGCGATCCGCTGGGGTCGGCTGAAAGAAGGACGCTGGTGTGCCAGCACACTTGGCTGCCGTGGTCTGGCAAAGGCTCTTTTTGACATCATGGAGTGGGATGAAGACCTGCGCTATCGCTTCCGTGGGCAATTCGTGGAGGACGGCGATAATAAGCTGATGCTCTTTGAACTGGACGAGCCGGAGATGATCAAGATTGAAGAAATCGTTCTGCCGCCCAAGGAAAATACTGAGGACGCAGAGGGCAAAACGGTTAAAAAGACGATTTACATTTTTCCACCGGAATGGGCAGGGACTTTTGGACAGCCGATCACAAGTATTGCACAGGTCGGCATTTTACAGCAGGAGCATTATGCTGGAAACTGGGATGTGCTCCGGCCGGCAGCAGAGATAGAAGAAATGAACACTTTTACCGTTGATGGTCTGAATGCACTGCTCCATGAGGCGGAAGAGATAATGGAAGGGTGGACTGAAATAGATGAATGAGGAAAATACAACAAGTATGCCGCCAGAGGGGCAGGCAGAACAAAATGATAGAGATGCAAGGGCAGAAGAATTGGAGAGTACCTTTTCGTATGATGGATACCAGGTCGTGCGAAAAGAGCTGTTTGCTCATCTTCGTGACCCTGCCATTGTGATCCGCAAGGACAGCATCACATTCAACACGGCCTGCATCACCGGGCTGGAAGATGTGGTTTATGTTCATGTCATGTTCAACAGTGACTTGAAGCGAATTGTTGTGCGTGGCTGCGATGAGAATGACAAGGACGCTCTGCGCTGGTGCGTTGCAAAGCCGGATAAGCGAAAGAGCAGAAAAATGTCCTGCAAGCCTTTTGCCGAGTTGGTCTACAAGGAGATGGGCTGGGACAGCGAATGCCGGTATAAGATGCTGGGATACCGGATCACCTTTGAGGGTGAAACCCTGTACGTCTTTGACTTGCTCGTACCTGAGATTTTCCATGAAGGACAGAGAAGGAAGAAAGGTGCGGCCGCTCCTCCGAATAACACACCAGAAGAAAAGCCTGTTGATACCAGAAAGGGTTTTTACCCGGATGATATTGCAGGTACCTTTGGCGTACCTGTAGAAGAACATCTGAAAGAATCCGAAGTTCAGCAGATGGACGGATATGTGTCAATGGGAATACTGACAGGAAAAACGGTCCCCGAAGTCGGGACGGATTGAATATAACGATATCAAGGGGAAAGTGCGCCCATTTTTAAGGAGGGGAGAGACGTGAGCGAAAGAATATGGAACCAGCGGATGCTGGGGATGACCTTTAATGCGGTGGATGGAAGGATCACTATCTTCCGCAGCACCTTGGAAGCTCTGGGCTGGCCGGTATATTATCGCTTTTTATACAATCGTCAGGCCAATCAAGTAGCAGTCCAGAATTGTGCAGCCGAGGATGTTGGTTCTCATAAAACGCCGAAGCTGAATGAAGGCAACAGCTGTGAGATAAAGTGCAAGGCACTGGTACAGATGATCTACCGGGATGCCCATTGGAACAAGAGCAGGACTTACCGCATGGAAGGGAAAAGTATCCCAGGTCAAAAACTTGTGAGCTTTGACCTGAGTACACCGTTTCTTGTGGAAAACGGAAAGGCTCTGGACGAAAGCCCCACAAAGCCCCTGTGTGGCGAAAACACCTCCGCTGCGGAAAGTTCCTCGGCCTTGCCGATAAAACGCGACAGTGGGGCAGTGTGAGGGGCGTGTGGCGAAGCAGGAAAAAAGCAGCCCAGACGGTCACAATCCAGGAGGCTAAGTGGTTAGCAAGCCGGAAAGTAACCATCTGGGCAGGACTCATACCATGAAAAATAAGTGATTAAGCTCACTTATGGCTATTGAAAATAAGTGATTATGTTCACTTAAAATAAGTGAGCTTTTTACGCACCCTCATATCTGGGTGATAGAATCATCCAGACGAAAATAAGTGAGTATAATCACTAAAAATCCATATAAGTGAGAATAATCACTTATTCAGAAAAAAGTGAACATTTTACTCCAAACGGAGTTTGAGGCGGTCGATTCATCCATAATCGGCAGCTTCTTTTTTTATGCTCAAAAATCGAATATGTAGCTACATATCGCAATAAGTGAGCTTTTTGCGCCCCTGTCGAGCAACTACGCCGCCGCATTTTTAGTCCAGAAATTACGATAGTAAGAAGAATTTCTTTGACACATCCGCAGTTGAGGCTGTTATCAAACTGGTAATTGAGTATAACCCGGAAGCCATCATGGTGATTAAGAGCACCATTCCGGT